GTCAGAGCCGGTGTCACCATTGTGGGCAATGTATTTGATGAACCAACCAGTCTCGGTTTTCTGGATGTCCAGCGTGATATCGCTGTGCTTGTATTGAGAAAAGTAGGTGAGCTTCAAGTCTTGATCCTTGTGTTTGCTGCTTCAATACCAGCAGCCCAGTCGTAGGGATTGGCAACTTCACCGCTTTCTTCGCTGGTGATATCGCCTTGAACGCGGTCAAAACGGAAGGTGCGCATGGCATTTCGGGTCAGGCAGCGCCCCTCGAAGTACTCATCTTCAATGACGCGTACCACCACCCTGCGCTGGGAGACTTCGCCCAACGCACTGCAGTACTCGAAGCGGATGGTGTCTAGCGTCCGGCCTTCTTGCCGGCGCTTGCGGCTACGGGGAGCAGCACGGCGTGGTTTGGCCGCCACGTCATCAGCAAGGGCATCACGCCAGCTACCAAACCGCAGAGGAACGTCATGAACAAGCGCTTCCAGAATGTCCTGCAGATCAAACAGCTCTTCTATGGTGACTTCATCGTCGGCCAGCACGGCATCCAGATGGAGAGCGAGCAACCCGGCCAGCTCGTCATCGATAGCCGCTGGGTGGGCTTTAAACCAAGCATGCAGTGCGCGGGCTTCCGCTTCATCCAGCACGTCGTCCGCCAATAGCTCGCGGCAAAACGCCAGCAAGGCAGATCGCTCATCGGCTGCGCTAACCGCTACTTCCGGCAAGGCTTTAGACGTAGGTGCCGGTGCAGGTTCGGGTGACGCCTCAATCGTAGGCGCAGGCGGCAGGGTAGCGGGCTTGGCTTGCTCGACAGGCTGGTCAGCTACAGCATTTTGGTCGAGTTGCGTGGGGAGCGGTGGCGCCTCCGGTACCGGCTTCTTATATCCGGTCATCAGCCGCCAGACCCCGCGAACAGACACAAACACTATCCACAGCGCCATACAGGCCAAGATGAACAAGATAATGCTGCCAATCACCATGCCCAGGTAGTAACCGAACAAATATGCCATCGCGCCTACTCTTTGCCGGCGGCGGTGCAATACGCCTGGTAGAGGCCAAGAACGCCAGCCCGCAGCTCTGCAGGGCTATCACGCCAGTAGCCCAGCAACGTCAATTCGTCTGGTGGCATCGCTCCACCAGTTCCTTGCGTGCCAGTAACGACAAAAAGCACATCGACGCCATGAGCAGCCCAGTTGTGTAGCGCAACAGCATCAGGTGTGCTTTTGCCTTTTTCATAGGCTGTGTAGGTGCTGAAACCCACGCCACCAAGGGCGGCCATCTCCGCTTGAGTGCGCCCAAATCGTGTGCGCTCTTGCCACAACCGCTGGCCGATTTCTTGTTTTTGAGTATCAGGCATTTGCAATGTTCTCGATTTCGAGTATTATCCGATTGTGCAATAGATGATTACACAAGGATATCAGCATTATGCCGACCGCAAAAAGGCGTGCCCCGCAGGGCATGCAATCTGACAAGCCGGTTGCCGTGCGCTTCAAGCCCGAAGAGAAGCAGCAGCTGACCGAGTTGGCCGAACGTGACGGCCGTACCCAAGGCGGTTTTGTCCGGGCGGTCTACCTGCTGGGTCTGGAGCAATACAAAGCCAGAAACGGCCTGGATTAACGATAGTTCGGATCGCAATAAATCGACACCACACACGCGGGGAGCAAAGAGTGGATCGCATTAAAGGAAGCTGGCAGATGATGTGTCGCGCCATGAATGGCGGGTACGACGGGATGGCCAAGGCACTGGACACCTCGGTGTGCAGCCTGCGTAACCGTATCTTCAGCCGCAAAGGGCAGCAGATGTCGGTACGCATGGCCATGGACATGCAGGCAGCCTCTGGCACCACCTACTTCGCCGAGGCAGTAGCCATCGCCAGCGGTGGCGTCTACATCAGCCTGCCACCGATTTCCCAGCTGCATGGTGTTGATATCCAGGAGAAATACGTCGAGCTGCTCGACAAGGTCGGTGCGCTGGCGCGCGAATACCGCCACGCCACTGCCGACAACGAGATCTGCAAGGGTGAGCGCCGCACCCTGACGGCGATTGGCAACGACATCTGCCAGTTGGTTACCCAGATCAACGAAATCACCTTCCGCCTTTACTGCAAGCAGGACGACTGAACATGGCTACCAAATGCGCCCACTGCGGCTCTGTCGCTTACACCCGATCCAGCCGCATGCTGTCCCCCGTCAGCCAGGAAGAGTACTTCCAGTGCAGCAACGTGGCTTGCGGCCACACCTTCACAGCGGTACGCGAACACCGCGAGACCCTTTGCCCGCCGGCAACACCAAACCCTGCTGTTCGCCTTCGCATTGCTGACAGAGCCCGCCTGATGGCAATCCAGATCGCCATGCGCAAGACAGCCAGTGACGACCAGCTGTCGCTACTGCCTGACGAGGCTCCGCCAGGCTAACTCCCAGCCCTAGCCCTACCCCATTGAATACCGCTTCACGGCCCCATTCCGGCCGTGAGGGACTCGCTTTGCCTACGGAAACGCAATATGGATACTCAGCTACACACACAAATTCTTGAGCGGCTCGACCGCGACTACCGCTTCCGCAAAGAGCAGAGCGGCTGGCTGCGCCAGGGCGAGTGCCCCAGCTGCAAGAAGAAAGAGCTGTACATCCATGCAGACCATCCGTGGGTGGTACGCTGCGGCCGCCTCAGCAAGTGCGGTTTTGAAGCCCATGTGCGCGACCTGTACAGCGACCTGTTCGAGAGCTGGAGCGAACGCTTTCCGCAAGCACCGGAAAGCCCGAACGCGGCTGCCGACGCCTACCTGCAGCACGATCGCGGCTTTGACATTACCGCGATCAAAGGCTGGTACACGCAGGAGCAGTACTTCAGCCGCGAGCTGAACATCGGCTCCGCTACTGTGCGCTTCCCGCTGCCGGGCATCGGCTACTGGGAACGCATCATCGACCGCCCATACCGCTTTGGTAAGAAGAAGGCCCACTTCAACTACGGCTGCAAGTACCAGGGCACCTGGTGGCACGCACCAGCCCAGCACTGGGACGTGGAAGAGATCTTCATCGTGGAGGGCATCTTCAAAGCCATCGCCCTGCTGCAGGCCGGCTACACCGCCGTGTCGTCGCTGACCACCAGCAACTACCCCTGGGCAGCCCTGAAAGCACTGGCCGATGAATGCGAGCGCACCGGCCGCGAGCGCCCACGCCTTGTATGGGGGCTGGACGACGACCCAGCAGGCCGCAAGGTAACGCCGGAATACGTGCGCCGCGCTCGTGAGGATGGCTGGGAATGCACGGCAGCCCTGGTGCCGTCCAAAGGCCGCAAAAAGCTGGACTGGGACGACATGCACCGCCTTGGCCGGCTCACCGACAAGGACATGGCAGAGTACCGCTATCACGGCGCGCTACTGATCGCCAAGAGCGCCGGCGAGAAAGCCGGCCTGATGTACAGCAAAACCGGCACCCTGACCTTCCCCTTCGACTTCGACTGCCGCCTGTACTGGTTCAAGCTGGACTTCGACGCCTTCGGCAAAGAGATGGACGCGCTGGCCGAAGGCGACCCGGACAGGCCAGAAGACGAACGCCGCGCCGAGGCACTGGAAAAGTGCGGCAGCGTGACCGAAATCGCCAACTGCCTGCCTACCCCGCTGTACAACCTGCGCAGCGAGGTGACGGACGAGTCCTGGTACTACTTCCGCATCGACTTTCCGCACGATGGCCCGTCAGTGAAGGGCACCTTCACTGCCGGCCAGATCGTGGCCGACAGCGAGTTCAAGAAGCGGCTGCTGCACCTGGGCGCGGGTGCGTACTGGTTCGGCAACAAGGCCCAGCTCGACCGCCTGGCCAGCCGCTGGACGTACAACATCAAGACGGTGCAGACCATCGATTACCTGGGCTACAGCATCGACCACGGCTGCTACGTGTGGAACGAGCTGGCAGCCAAGGATGGCCAGACCTACGAGATCAACGAAGAGGACTACTTCGACATCGACAAGATGGCGATCAAGAGCCTGTTCAAGTCGATCAGCCTGGACGTGAACGCCAACCTGAAAGAGCACCAGGACGACTGGTTCGACAAGCT